GTGTACTAATTGTGTAAGTATCCCTACTAACTGTCCTACAACAACTACAACTACTAGTTCTAGTACATCAACCACTACAAGTACTTCAACCTCAACATCAACTACTACTACAGAAGTTCCACCAAACCAATTTAATTGGGAGCTTATAACAAATACACCAGGATCATTAACTGCAGCATTCCCACAAAAATCTATTTTATCAATTACTGTTAATACAATTGAAGTGGTAAGTGTGGCTATTACAGGAAGTGCATCCTCAGCAAGTGGAGTATTAGATATACTACCTGGAGATGTTGTGGCTGCTACTGTCCTTACTCAAAGAGAAGGTCTATATAACTTTGTTCATACAATAATAAAAGATGGTGTATTATATCAAGCACAAGATACATGTAATGAATGTACTGATGATTATACTACTGCTCTGTCTCCAAACTTTGTAGGAGCAGGAGTAGATGTAGATTTCTCTTTTGTAGCTGATACTTATAAAGAAGAAGTAACAACAACAACAACTACTACTGTAACACCTACTACAACAACTACAACAAGTAGCTCTTCTTCAACAACAACTACTACCACTACGTGTGATTGTTCATTAAATGGTGCAACTGCAGTAATTACATCAGGAACAACTACTACAAAATTTCCAGTAACAACCACAACAACAACTACTTCTGGTGTACAATTGCAAGCTGCATTAAGATCTACCCTTTCAGAAACCAACCTTGCTATTGCAATTTGTGACTTTTCATTAAGTGCATTTACTTTTAAAAGTGGATCACTAACACCAACAATTGGAGACACTCTTTATAATATTGCTGGTACACCTTCTACTCCTGGTCAATCAACATTCAACGGACAAAATAAATACTGGCATTATTTTTCATCTCTTCAACCTAGTGGAGCAGTAAGTTACATTATAAGAGTAGGAACAGGTGGAATAATTTCATACGTAGAAACATGCTTTGCTTAAAATAATTATATATGGCACAACTTATTAATATAAAATTAACTTCTGCAGGAGCCTGTTCTGGCCCTGTAGATCTATATTCAAATGCAGATTCATATGCAACCCCATTTGCTACTAATATATCTATTACTATATTAACTAGTATATTAGGGTTTAATACGTCTGCTTCTCCAGTTGGTACTACTATTGTAAGACTACAAAATAGTGCAAGTAACCATCTATGTAGTGAGAACTTTGTAGATGTAACTATAACACAATAAACTAATAATGGCAGTACTAATACAAGCTAATAATATAGGAAGTGATGCTGGACCTTTTAACTTGTTTTCTCAAGTAAATGGATTTACACAAGCTTTTGAAACAGATATAACATCTGTTCAACTTCTTGTGGGGTTTGTCTCTTACAATGTTCCTGCAGGTACTACAGTAGTTAGAATTCAATCTATTAATGATGATTGTAATTCTTTTGTAGATAAACCTTTAAGTATAGTTCCTGTTTGTACAAATAAGATAATAGTTCTTCAAATATGTAATACTAGTGCTACTATACAAGATGACTTTGATATACTTTTAAATGGTGTAAAGATAGGAGATGTAATTTTAAACTCTAGTTCACAAGTAGGATCATTAATGATTGGAAGTACTACTCCTAAAGTTGTAACGCAACCAGACTTTGCTTGTCCTTTAAATAATATGCAGGTGTTCTTTTTTGACCCTGATCTTATATCATACAGAAACAGTATAACAATGACAAATACTCAGAACAATGGAAACGGTAATGTAGGAACACTCTCAATAAGAAACTACGAAGTATCAGGTAGCTCATTAGTGTCACCTTGCATAGTTGAAGATTTTAATTTTAGTGGAAGCTCTGGAGATGATTTTAACTTTAACTGGGTTTACAGTCAGTGCTGTGACTTTGCTCCATAGTTTAAAAAGTTCTCTTTTGTTGGTTTTAGAGAACTTCTCCCAGGGGCAAAAGCCCCTAGGGAGTTTTTACATATAATCAGATTAGTTATAAAGAATAACCCTCACGGTTAAGTTTTTTATGTTTAGTCAAATAATTTATCTATCTTTACCATATTTACTAATTAAATATAGGACAAATGGCTGAAAATCAAGGACTTCTTAATGAGTTAAAATCATTATTGAAACGAAAAAGAAGTAAACAGTGGTATGCAGAACAACTTAAAATAACACTGTCAGAAGTAAATGAATTATTAAAAGAGTTACGAGGGAAGAATGTAGATGAAGGGGAAGAGTTTTTAAATGAATCAACTCATAGTAAAGATTTTGAAGCAGCATTGCGGAAGGTGAGCAATGATAAAGGAACAATAGAAAGTACAATAACTCTAGACTTTGAACCAAAGAATGATATAGAGTTAGCACAATTACACAAGATAGATCTAGAAAAGTATATAATTACTAACTACTGGTCTAAAGTACTTCCAACTGGTAAGTTTACATCTTCAATCTTTTCAAAAAGAAAAGGTCCACAAGATTATACAGCTGATGATTTCAGCAAGTTCTTAGAGAACTATACATCAAACTACATCCCTATTTCTTCTCCTAAACTAGATAATGATAAATCTCTTGTAGATATTGAGTTATCTTTATCTGATTACCATTTAGGTAAAAGATATGTTGATGGAGATAATGACCCAGAGACTAGAGCTACAAGGTTTGTACATATAGCAGAAGCTTTAACACATAAAGTTAGATCTGTTTACGATATAAATAAAGTAGTGTTTCCTATATCTAATG